CACAGTTAGTGGCGGCGGCGGTTCCGGCGCAACAGCAATTGCTGTTTTAACTTCTGGTGGCATTGGGGCAATCAACGTACAAGACGGAGGAAATAACTATAATAGTTTATCTAATGTAGTAATTCAAAATCAACAGTCAACAAGTGCAAGCGCAAATTTAGTAATACACTTTAAGTTAGAAGATATTCAAATATCAAACCCGGGTTCAAATTTTGGACCTGCAGGCACAGCATGTAATATTACAATTTCTGGCGGCGTGATAGTGCCCGGTGGCGTACAAGCAACAGCGAATCCTATTATTACTGGCAATATTATTACAGGTTACACTATTACAAATAATGGCAACGGTTACCTCGCTGCACCTAATATTGTGTTAAATCGTTTAGATGGTAACACTGGTACTAGTGCTGTTTTAACTGCTAATTTAGGTTACGGTATTATTGACAGTATTAATATCATCAATATTGGTGCTGGTGGCTATAATTTTACACCAAATGTTACTATTAATAAAAATAATCTTTTAGGTGGTGCAACTGCTAACGCAACTGCTAGAATAGAAGCAATAGTAGGTAGTATCACAGTTACGAATTCGGGTTCGGGTTTTACATCTACCCCCAACGTAATTATTACTCCAGTATTAGGCGATTCTGCATTTATTTCTAGTAATGCAAATCCTATTGCAGTAGTTGGTTTCACTCTTAATAGTATTACTATTACGAGAAACGGTACAGGATATACTTCTGTTCCTGCAGTTACAATCGTTGATTCTCAAAATCGTACTGCAACAGCAAACGCAACTCTATCTTTTGATGCATTATTAATTGAAAATTCAGATGTATATGATAGCGAATATAGCACAGGTGGGTTTGGATATGGGGAATTTATTGCTAAATATCCAGGAACATTGGGCAATTCATTAAAAGTATCAGTTGCAGATTCTAATACATTTACAGGCTGGCAATATGCTAACCAATTCAATTCTGCTCCAAGCACATCGGCTTGGGTTTCTGCTAGAAACGGTTCTGCAGACGAATTACACGTAATTGTTGTAGATGCAAATGGCGACTGGACAGGAACTGCTGGTACAATTCTTGAAAAATTCTCATATGTTTCTAAAGCATCGGATGCCAAGAATTCTGACAATTCTACAAATTATTACAAAGATGTAATTAACAATCAATCTAGATATATTAGTTGGTTAGATCACCCAACGGCAGGTACAAATTGGGGCACAACAGGTTCAGCTAAAGCATTTGCAACATTATCTGCAAATATCACAACTACATTAAGTGGCGGCGTAACAGGTTCATCTGTTTCTGCAGCAAATATACAGGCCGGTTACGAATTATTTAGCAATGACGAATTATATGATGTAAGCTTAATTCCAATGGGACCTACAACAAATGTTGGTGTAGTTAATACTGTTATTGGTATTGCTGAATCAAGAAGAGATTGTGTAGTATTTGTATCTCCTCCATATACAGATGTTGTTAACACTACGAACCAAGCAAGTAAAATTGCGGCATATAGAGATACTTTAACAAGCTCCTCATTTGCGGTATTGGATTCTGGTTGGAAATATCAGTACGATCGTTACAATGATAAATATCGTTATGTTCCATTAAATGGTGACGTCGCAGGCTTAGCTGCAAGAACAGATTACATTGCTGATCCTTGGTTCTCTCCTGCAGGCTATAACAGAGGCGTTATTAAGAATGTTGTTAAATTGGCTTTCTCACCTACTAAGACAGACAGAGATGATCTGTACAAGAAAGGTATTAATCCAGTAGTAACATTCCCTGGACAAGGAACATTGTTATTTGGAGATAAAACTCTATTGGCAAGACCAAGTGCATTTGATCGTATCAATGTTCGTAGATTGTTTATCGTATTAGAAAAAGCAATTTCTACAGCATCTAAATTCCAATTATTTGAATTTAATGATCCATTCACAAGAGCACAATTTAGAAATCTTGTTGAACCATTCTTAAGAGATGTGCAAGGTCGTCGTGGTATTACAGACTTTAGAGTAATATGTGATGACACGAATAACCCAGGATCGGTTGTAGACCGTAATGAATTTGTTGCGGACATATTCATCAAGCCTGCAAGAGCAATCAACTTTATTCAGTTGAATTTTGTAGCTACAAGAAGTGGCGTGTCGTTTGAAGAAGTCGGCGCCTAAATAGGAGTATAAGAAATGGCAATACCATTTAATGTAGAGAGATTTAAATCGGAACTAACAAATGGTGGGGCACGTCCCAATCAGTTTGCGGTTCAGTTGACATTTCCAAACTATGTTACGGGGCGAGCAGCTGCCGTAACAAAGTCCCCATTTTTAATTAGTGTAGCTGAATTACCAGGGCAAACCATTGGTGTTGCCCCTGTATATTACAGAGGACGTCTAATTAAGATGGCTGGCGACAGAGAATTTGCTCCGTTCCAATGCACAGTTCTAAATGACTCCGGATTTACTATTAGATCCGCTATAGAACAATGGATGAACGGGATGGAAAATCTCGGAAACAAAACAGGTGCATTACAGCCTGCTCAATATCAAACAGATATGTTTATTTCTCAATTGGACCGTAATGGTGCAGTTCTGAAACAATATAAATTAATAGGCGCCTTCCCAGTTGAATTGGGAGCAGTTGGTTTAGACTTTGGTAGCAACGATCAGTTATCGACATTCTCGGTATCTTTCCAGTATCAAACTTTTGAATTTTCTAATAATCCTGCACAACAATTGGTAGACGCAATTACAACTTTGGCTTAATAATATAAAGTGAATTAAATTATGGCAATTAAATTATTTGGTTTTAATATTAGTCGTGGGGAAGATGAGATAGATCGTAAACTGCAAGGTTTCGCTACTCCTGTTTCTGACGACGGTGCATCAACAGTACAAGCGGGTGGGCATTTTGGCACATACGTTGATCTAGATGCGACAGCGAAATCTGAGTATGAACTTATTACACGATATCGTGAAGCGGCAATGTATTCAGATACATCTGCAGCTATTGATGAAATTTTGACTGAAGCTATTGCGGCAGTTGATGATGAAGCATTAGTACAAATTAATTTGGATCAGTCTAAGATTCCTCAAGATATTAAAGATAGTATCATTAAAGAATTTGAAGTAATTTACAAATTGATTGAATTTGATACTAGAGGATTTGATTATTTTCGCAGATGGTATATAGATGGGAGAATTTATTTTCAAAAGATTATAGACACTTCTAATCCAAAACGTGGTATTTTGGAAACATTGATTATAGATCCTAGAAAAATTAAAAAGATCAGAGAAGTTAAAAAAGAAAAAGATCAAAAGACTGGTGTTGAAATTATCAAGTCAGTAGAAGAATTTTTCTTATATAATGAAAAAGGTATTACATATAATCCGGGTTATACTGCAAATAACCCAACACAAGGTATTAAGATAGCAACAGATGCTATAACATTTGTGCCTTCTGGGGTTATGGATTTGGATAAGAATGTAGTGTTAAGTCATTTACATAAAGCCATTAAACCTGTGAATCAGTTAAAGATGATGGAAGATGCTTTAGTAATTTATAGATTGGCTAGAGCGCCTGAAAGAAGAATATTTTATATTGATGTGGGCAATTTGCCTAAATTGAAAGCTGAGCAATATTTAAAAGATATCATGGCTCGTTATCGTAATAAGATCGTTTATGATTCTAATACGGGCGAGATACGAGATGATCGTAAAATGATGTCTATGTTGGAAGATTTTTGGTTGCCAAGAAGAGAAGGCGGCAGAGGTACTGAGATTACTACATTACCTGGCGGCGAAAATTTGGGACAGATTGAAGATATTAATTACTTTCAGGGTAAATTATATCAGGCATTAAATGTTCCTCTTTCTAGAATGCAGCCGCAAACTGGTATTTCTTTTGGTAGAGCAACCGAGATAACAAGAGACGAATTAAAATTTGCCAAGTTTGTTGGAAGACTTCGCAAAAAGTTTAATGAAATATTTGGTGATATGTTGAGAACCCAATTAATTTTAAAGGGTGTTCTGACAGATAAAGACTGGAATCAAATTAAAGATGACATTCAATATAGATATGCACAAGATCAATATTTTGAAGAAATGAAAAATGCTGAGAATTTGAGGAATCGTGTAGATTTATTAAATCAAGTTCAACCATTTGTTGGTGCATATTATAGTCAAGATTATGTAATGAAAAATATTTTGAGAATGTCTGATAAAGAGATTCAGGAAATGAAGAAACAAATTGAGAATGAAGGTCCTCCACCGCAAATTGGAATGCCGGGTATGCCACCGGGACAACAACAACCTATAAATAATTCACAGTAAGGAAAAATTATGGAATCCACAGTTATTCAAAACATGATTGATAATATTATCAATAACAAGCAAGCTGATGCTTTACAAGATTTTAATACCGCAATGGCAGATAAAATTTCTGATGCCCTTGATGTTAGAAAAGTAGAGATTGCATCATCTATAGGTAAAACTACAATAGACGTAGAAGAACAAGAAAATGAAAACGTTTAATAGTATCAGAGAAGAAACTTTAGAAGAAAAGCTAAAGGCTTCTGATCCTACGGGCAAATATATTAGCGATTTTGTCCATTCGGATAATCCTAAGTTTGCCGGCAAATCTAAAAAAGAACGTATTCGTATGGCGTTGGGTGCATCTTATGGTGCAAAGAAAACGAATGAGGCAAAAGATTCTCGTGAGTATGATTATGAAGGCGATATGGCCAAGTCTCAACTGAGATCTATTATTGCCAATGCTCAAACTGTGCATGATATGTTAGAAGATAATACTAACCTTGCAGAATGGGTACAGAGTAAAATTACTTTAAGTGCTGATTATATATCAACAGTTAGAGATTATATGCAATCGAATAAAGATGTCAATGAAGAAGTTGAGACAACACACGAGGATCCGCTTGTTGTTACAAAAGACTCCGAGGGACATATTCACACACATGCCAATCTTTCTGTTGCCAATGCTATTCACGGTACAAATGTTAAGCATCAGGCTATTCATACTGGTAAGCCAGTTCAAGGCGGAAATTTCACATTCGAACTTTCTAAGCATCATGCTAAAGAAGTTAAAGATTAATAGGATATTAAGATGCCAGTAACACGTACAGTACTTAAAAAAGTTAGACAACAAGCAGTCATAAAACTTCTTGGCGATGGACAAGCAAATATTACTAGTTTAGATCTAAAACTATCAGATGAAACTGTAGATCAACCAAATGTTCAAATGAATATTACAGGTATGATGTGGTCTACATCAGGTACATCGCCAGTTGTTGTTTCTCGCAATGGTATAGCAACATTATACCTCAATGGAAATGATAATTGGTCTATGACACAAATGTTTGGATTCGCTGACACATCAAATACAAATTCTAATATTTCTCTTGCCATGCCAGCAAATTCATTAGTTTATTTGCATTTATCTAAACCTGCAGGCTTTATAGAACCTGACCAACAGACTAAAAAATAATTAGGAACTAATATGAGATTAATTAAAGAAGTCGCACAAGATTTACACTACCTTGTAGAAGACAAACAGGGTGGCGGAAAAAATATCTTTATTGAGGGTATCTTTGCTCAAGCTGAAAAACCAAATAGAAACAATCGTTCCTATGGTAGAGGTATTATGGAACGAGAAGTCCAAAAGTATCAAGAGCTTATTGGGCAAAAACGTTCATTAGGAGAGTTAGGTCATCCTGAGAATCCTTCAATCAACTTACATCAAGTTTCCCACCTTATTACCAGTCTAAGAATGGAAGGTAATGATGTTATAGGTAGAGCCAAAATATTGGATACACCTATGGGAATTATAGCAAAGAATTTAATAGAAAATGAAGTTCAGTTAGGCGTATCCACAAGAGGTTTAGGGTCGTTGAAAATGAACTCCGAAGGAATCAACGAAGTACAAGGCGATTTTCACCTTGCAACTGTTGACATTGTTGCTGACCCATCTGCCCCAGACGCCTTTGTTCAAGGAATCATGGAATCTGCGGAGTGGATTCTTGAAAATGGCGTGTGGAAAGCAATACAAATTGAAAATGCACAAAAGCAAATAAGGAAGACTTCAGCTAAGAATTTAGACGAAGTTAAATTACAAATTTTTGAACAATTCGTCAATCAATTGTCTAGGTAATAAAACTTATAAATATAGATTGAGAACATTCATACATTTAGGAGACTCTAATGTCAGTAGAAAGTAAAGTTAAGGAATTGCTAGAACGCGTTTCTGTTAAGACTTCGCAGGAAGTTAATGAGGGCGCAGGACCAATGGTTCCAACTAGCGGAAAAGATTCCACAATCAAGCCCGCCAATTCTGGCGACACAGCAAACCCTAAACAGGGTGATTCGGAATCTGCAAGTCACGAAGATCGTGAAGAGAAAGATGTAAACCAAGGAGCTATTACTGCAAAGGGTATTTCTAAAAATACTATTGCAATGAAGGGTCCGGTCGGCGATGCACCTAACTTCACAACAGTAAAAGATCTTTCAACTATCCCACAGAACACGGGTATTCATGAAGATGAAGAAACTGATGAATCTGCAGAAGTTGTGTCTGAAGAAGAGACTACAGAAGAATCAATAGTTGAACCTATCGATCTTTCTCCAATCTTTGGCGAAGAACTTTCAGAAGATTTTAGACAAAAAGCAACATCCATTTTTGAAGCAGCAGTTATTGCTCGCGTTAATAATGAAATGGAAAAAGTTGCAGCATCACTTGAAGAAAAATATGCTGAAGAATTCCTTGAGTATAAGGAAAGCATTGTTGAAAAAGTAGATGCATATCTTAACTATGTAGTTGAAAATTACATAGAAGAAAATAAATTGGCAGTAGAAAATGGTCTTCGCGGTGAAATCGCTGAAGACTTTATGACAGGTCTTAAGGCGCTCTTCAAAGAACACTATATTGAAGTGCCTGAGGAAAAATATGATGTAATAGGTGAATTACAAGCTAAGGTAACAGAGTTGGAAGAAAGCCTAAATGGTCAAGTAGAAAACAATGTTGGCTTAAATACTTCAGTAACAGAACTAAAGCGCAAACTTATTATTAAGGAAATGGCTAAGGATTTGGCAGATACTGAAGTAAATAAATTGACAAAACTTTTAGAAGGTGTCGATTTCGAGAATGAAGAAATCTACAAAGAAAAAGTTTCTGTTATTAAGGAAAATTATTTTCCACGCGACGCTGTAATTAAAGAGACAGCCAAGCAAGCGCTAACAGAGGAGACTGACACGCCAGCTAGCTTCACGCAAAGCAACGATGTTGTTTCAGCTTATGCAAATGCCTTATCGAGAACAATCAAAAGACAATAACTTATAAATAAGTAAAAGTTATTTAAAACAGTCACAACAAGGAGACATAAATGTTTTTATCCGAAAACTACCAAAAGAAATGGGAAGCAATTCTGGATCACCCAGACCTTCCTCCAATTAAAGACAGCTACAAACGTCAAGTAACGTCTGTATTGTTAGAGAACCAAGAGCGTTCATTACGTGAAGAGCGTAATGCATTGTTTGAGGCAGCTCCAACAAACAACATTTCTGCTACTAGCGGTATTGACAAGTATGACCCGATCATGATCGGTTTAGTACGTCGTGCAATGCCTAACCTAATGGCATATGACATTTGCGGTGTACAGCCAATGACAGGTCCAACAGGCTTGATCTTTGCAATGCGTTCTATATATGGTTCAGAGCGTAACAACACATCGACAAGAAAAGAAGCATTGTACAATGAGGCAAATACTTCTTTCTCTAGCTCTATGCAAGACGCAACAGGCAATAACCCAGTATTTGGAACATACAACACTGGTAACGCTACAACAACAGGTTCAATGGAAGGTCAAGATACTTTCGGCGAAATGTCTTTCTCTATTGACAAAACAACAGTTACTGCAAAATCTCGTGCACTGAAAGCTGAATATACAGTTGAATTGGCACAAGACTTGAAAGCAATTCACGGTCTTGACGCAGAAGCAGAATTATCAAACATCTTGTCACAAGAGTTTATGTTTGAAATTAATCGCGAAGTTGTTCGTACAATTTACAAAGTTGCAAAGAACGGTTCTCCAGCAACAGCAACTGCCGGCACATTCGACTTAGACGTTGATTCTAATGGTCGTTGGTCTGTAGAGCGTTTCAAAGGTCTATTGTTCAACATTGAACGTGATGCTAACCACATTGCACAAGACACACGTCGTGGTAAAGGTAACTTCATCGTTTGCTCTGCAGACGTTGCAAGTGCATTAGCTATGTCTGGTGTTCTAGACTACACTCCAGCTTTGAGCACAGGTCTAACTGTTGACGATACAGGCAATACATTCGCAGGTGTTCTAAACGGACGCTATCGTGTTTACATTGATCCGTATTCTGCAAACCTAGGCGCTTCTAATCAGTTTTACATGGTTGGTTATAAGGGTTCTAGCCCATATGACGCAGGTATGTTCTACTGCCCATATGTTCCTTTACAAATGGTTCGTGCAATTGATCCTAACAGCTTCCAGCCAAAGATTGGCTTCAAGACACGTTACGGTTTAATTGCTAACCCATACGTTACATCTAGCGATTCTTTATCTGATGCAGATGCTGATAGATTTACAGCAGGCCGCAATCAGTATTATCGTAAGACTAAGGTTATTAACCTAATGTAATCAAGCCGGCAAAGATCGGATTTAAAGGGGGAAGCAATTCCCCCTTTTTTAATCTTTGCACACACTACAGGCTATATAAATATATAGATAGCATAAAGGAAAAAGATGGCTTATACTGCAAACATTGATGTCGTAAAAGATAGTTGGATAAATTCAACACCCACGACAAATGATTTCTTAAGACCGAACGCATTTAAGTTTAGTATTAAGGACATGCCTAAGACATCTTTTACCTGTCAATCAGCAAACATCCCTGACTTACAATTAGGATTTGCTACACAACCAACGCCTTTTATCGATGTACCGACAATAGGTGACAAAATTAATTTTGGTGAATTTACAATTCGTTTCATTATAGCTGAGGATATGTCCAATTATTTGGAAATGTATAGGTGGTTAATTGCTTTAGGATTTCCTGACAATTATTCGCAATTCAAAACATTTACAACTAATAGGCCGAGCAGATTCCCGTTTGTTACAAAAACAAGCGGAAAAGAAGAAGTTTTGGCATACTCGGATGGTACTTTGACTATTCTCGACTCGACAAATACGCCTAAAGTAAATATAATATTTAAAAATCTATTCCCTGTGTCCCTACAAGCCTTAGATTTTGATATTGCGTCAGCAAGCGTAGAATATTTTACAGCGATAGCATCGTTCAAATATACTATTTTCGAAGTAGAACCTTTATAATATAACTTGGAGTTATTATGGATAAAAAAATTAAAAAAGTATCGCCTATGGCTTTGCCCCCTGTTCCTAACTTGCCTAAAGCGGGACAACAATCTAGCGCAGCTGCTCCTAATGAGAAAAAATTAGAAGTCAGTCTAGATGCTCTTCGTAAAGAAAGAATCTTTATTGCGACCCCATGCTACGGCGGTCAATTAACGGAAGCGTATTTCCGATCAACAATTCGGTTACTAACATTTTGCAATCAACATCAAATTCCAATCGCGTTTGGTACAATTGCAAATGAATCTTTAGTTACAAGAGCACGTAATGTTCTTGTGGCATATTTTCTACAAAGCAATTTCACTCGCTTAATGTTTATTGATGCCGACATTGAATTTCAGGTTGAAGACGTTATTAAATTAATTGCACACAACAAAGATGTTGCAGTCGGCGCTTACCCTAAGAAGGGCGTTAATTGGCAGCGCATTCGTGAAAGCCTTAAACAAACGAACGATCCAATCGATGACAAAGCAATTGCATCATTTGGTAGCGATTACGCAATTAACTTTAAGTTCCTAAATCGTGAAGCAAAACAAATTGCAATTGAGAATGGTCTAATTCGTTTACATGATGGAGCTACAGGCTTCATGATGATTAAGCGTGAAGTTATCGACCAGATGATTGAGAAGTATCCAGAGTTGAAATACAACAACGATTTGAATACACCTCCAGAATTGAACCCTCACTTCTATGCATTCTTCGATACAATGATTGATCCTAAAGACAAGCGTTATTTGTCTGAGGACTACACATTCAGCAGACGCTGGCAAGATATCGGCGGAGAAATCTGGCTCGATCCTTCAATCTCCTTGAACCACTACGGTTCATTCAACTTCCAGGGCAATCCTGCGCAAATTATACAAGTTGGTTAAATAGGTAAATTATATTATGAAATTATCCGATCTACAAGAATCATGGGTAGAGGATTGTAGGATTAATGAGATGAATCTTGGCCAAGAGTCTGCAAGGACTCCTAACCTTCATGCCAAGTATTTGAACTACCTAACCTCAACACGCCTCAACCTTCGCAAAGCTGAATCTGATTATTTGAATTGTCGCCGTAAGAAATATCGTTATTATCGCGGCGAAATGTCACAAACAGAATTAACAGACGAAGGGTGGGAACAATGGCAAGGCAATAAACCATTAAAGAACGAAATGGATGAGTTTCTAACTGTCGACTACGATCTTGTAATATATCAAGATAAAGTCGAATACTTTAAAACAGTGATGTATCAGTTAGAACAAATCATTCGCTCTTTGAATAGTAGAACATGGGATATTAAAAATGCTATTGAATGGAATAAATTTACCAACGGCATGATGTAATGGCAGATATCGAATTATCGAAAAAAGACGAAGCATATTTAAAAGTAAGATGTGAGCCTTCAATAGGTCAAGAGTTAAACGATCATTTTTCTTTTGACGTTCCTGGTGCTAAGTTTCATCCTCTTTATAAATCTCGTATGTGGGATGGTAAAGTAAGACTTTACTCTATGTTCACACAAGAATTATATGTTGGATTAAAAAGTTACCTAGAACGATTCTGTGAAGAACGAGATTATGTTATTGATTATTCCAATTATGTAGAAGAAAACGATGCAGTTACTTACGACATAGTTAGAAAGTTTTGCGAAGATCTAAATGTTGGTTCAAAAGGTAAACCTATACAAATTAGGGATTATCAATTTGATGCGGTATTTCAAGCAATTAAAGATGGCAGGAGATTATTATTGTCCCCTACGGGGTCGGGTAAATCTCTTATCATTTACTGTTTAATCAGATGGCATGAGCGAGTTGGTCGTAGACAATTAATACTTGTTCCAACGACTTCTTTAGTTGAACAGATGTATTCGGATTTTCAAGATTATTCTTGTTTGAATGGCTGGAAAGCTTCAGAACATTGCCATCGCATTTATGGTGGTCACGAAAAATCTAATGAATATGATATTGTCATTAGTACTTGGCAATCAATTTATAAATTGCCCAAACAGTTCTTTGTAGATT